AGATATATAATAGAATATTAATAATGTGTGATAAAAAAGATATGGTCATTGAAGAAACAAAAGAAGGTGTAGGAAAAAATCAATTTTGGACTACTATGGTATCGGTAGCGTTATTTCTTGCCGGTATTGGTATAACCGCTTACCTTAATTTGGAAACCCGCGTGAGGTTAAACGAAATCAATATTGAGGCGTTAAAGGTTGAATACCACTCCGATAAAGAAGTAATGCAAAAGAATATACAGGAAATGATTGTTGATATGAAAGATATTAGGGAAACGGTTCATAATATAGACAAAAGGGTGTCGGTTGACGAGGCAAGATGGCAACAAATAAACAAGAAGAAAGAGGATTGATTGTAAATTTATTATCAGATGTTTCCGCAAAATCTGCAAATAGAAAAAGAGCGATAGTATTCTTTCTGATTTTGCTCCTTATTGGAATTGTAGAAATGGTTTCAGACCCAACTACCAAATCAATAAGCCACAAAAGGGTTATTGCATTCGGTTCATTTCTGGTTTTAGTATCCTTTTCAGTAATGGAATATTTCAAACCGCCGATTAGTTTGCCGCTCTTGTCTGTTTTAGCCGGATTATGCGGCGGACAAAGCGTATTATCATTGTTTGAAAGAAGAAATATAAAAGAAAAAGACAAAGATAACTACTGAATAATATGGAAAAATACGCAAAGCGATTAACAACAGTAAAAGATATAATGTTTAAAAAAGGAAATAATGAAATTGATATTAACACGAACAGCTAAAAAAGATACCTATACGATAGGTAAACTTTTTATAAATGATGTGTATTTTTGCGATACGCTTGAGGACAAAGACAGGGGATTGAAACAAACTATGTCTTTAGCGGAAATTCACAAAATCAAAATACAGCACGAAACGGCAATACCGAGCGGAACGTATAAGGTTATCGTAAACATGTCACCGAGATTTAACAGGATATTGCCTCGCTTGCTCGACGTTCCCGGATTCGACGGCGTTTTGATTCACAGGGGTAATACAGATAAAGATACTTCCGGTTGTATTCTGGTCGGTGAAAACAAGGTAGTCGGCGGATTGATTAATTCAACGACATACGAATTGAAATTGGTTAAAATCTTAAAGAATGAAAAGGACATAAAGATTGAAATCGTATGAAAAAGTACATTTATATCGGATCGACATTTGCATTCCTGATTTGCGCAATTATCTGGCAACAGGAGCGAATCAAAGTAATCAAAAACGAGCGAAATCTGTATAAGCAAAATGTTTATACACTTATAGATAATATCGGACGTTATCAAACAAAAGACAGCCTGAATGTGGTTTCAATCGGACAATTGGAATTGAAATTGTCGGAAGTGAATAAATATCGTTCCGACGAAATGAGACTGATTGAAAGCCTGAAAATCGATAAAAAACGATTGAAGCAAATCACCACTGCTCAAACGCAAACTATTTACGATTTAAGTGCAAATGTTCATGACAGCATCGTTTACAGGGATAATTTCATCATCGATACGTTACACTGCATTAATATTGCTGATAAGTGGTTCGACCTCTCCGGATGTATCAACAGGGAATCAAAGTTTGAAGGTCGCTTTGAGAACCGCGATTCCCTGTTATACGTCGAACACATTATACCAAAACGCTTCCTGTTCATAAAATGGGGAGTAAAGGAACGCCGGCAGGAGATTGTGAGCCGGAACCCGCATACAAGAATTACAGGGGCGGAGTTTATAACGATAAGGAAATAATCTTAATTAATCCAATAGCTTTTTCATATCGGTTACTACTTTTTTACCAAGCATTTTAGCGTAATGCTGCGTCATGGATAATTGCGAATGCCCCATCGCTTTTTGAACCGTCTCGATAGGAATATCCTTGTTAAGCAAGTAAGTAGCAAACGTATGGCGGGCGACATGAGATGTAAGTGACTTTTTTAGCTCCGCTCCTGCTCCGAGAACTTTCAGATAAAAATTGTACTTTTGATTTGGAAACTTTGGTATGTCATAGTTGTATTTTTCTGCAATCTTTTCCGCTTCAGGAAGAAATAAAGTAATAAACGATTCATCCGTCTTTTGGCGATTGCTTCGTATCACTTTCATTCCATCAATTTCAGAAATGTAGTCTTTTGAAAAATTATAAAGGTCGATGTAAGCCAAACCGGTGAACATTTGGAAAACAAAAAGGTCTTTCACTTCCTGCAATTTTTCATTAACTGGATTATAGTTTAAAATCTTATCGATTTCTCCTTGCTCCAAAAAAGTAGGGTCTTTCCCTTTTTTTGTTGGCATCTTAAACTCAAAGTATGGGTCTTTTGTGCATAATCCAGAGTAAATAGCTTTTTTAATATAACTTCTAAATGTAGAATGCCGCTTGTTGAGCGTTGAATTTTCGTGAACGCTATTTGATTTTAGCCAACTATCAAATCCGACTATATTTTGATAATTTATATCAGAGAAAAACTTTATCTTTCCAAATTTCTCAATTTGTCGAATTAACGCTGCGTGATGTTCATATGTCGCTCGTGTTGGGTTTGATTTTGTAAGTTGTTCTTTCATAAATTCGATAACAGAATGACTATCCTTTGTGCTATCCCAATTTTTAACGTCGTTAAGACTTTTGCATTCATTTGACAAAACAAACGCTTCTATTTTACGAAACATACTTGTAGCCTGTCCGGTTATTGCCGGAGCGTTCGGATGATTTTTACATGTAAATCCGTTTTTAGGAGAGAATTGATTTTTTGTCAAATAAATTCCTGTGGATATTAATTTCTTTATGTTCGTCCCATGCAACCGGACTTCAATCTGAAGGAGCGCCTTTTGAGAATCAGAAGCCCTCTTCATTCTGTCAAAAACAAACCGTAACTGTGCATTATTCATAATTTTAGCATAATTTTTTGCACAAAAGTATAAAAAACAAATGAATTTTCGTACTCAATTTCGTACTTTTTAAAAAACAGTACGAAAATAGTGATTATTTAATATTAATATTGATTAATTATGATTATTAAAAAATGTATATAAACCGCTTATAAACAGTAAAACTCGCTGTTTCAACGAGTTTTCTCTGCGGAAAGACAGGGATTATATAATTAATTGATAATAAGTACTATATAAACACAAGTGAGAAAAAAGTATGAAAATTAATTGAATTTTGCTAAAATTTTAGGTAAAGGCATAATTATTTTTAAAATTTCTATGGATTACACAAAAAATCGCCTTTTCCAAGCATAAGCCAATCGAGCGACACATTGTACTTTTTGTGCAAAAGGAGTATATTCGTTACCCCTGGCTCGCGTCGTTCCGTCTCCATCCGATTCATATTTGACGTTGTTCCCAAACCGATACTTTTTGAAAACTCTGTTTTTGTTCTGACAAGCCCTCTATATCTTAACTCTTCAAACGACCTTAAAAATCGCTTCCTGACTTCGACCGCTTCCGGTATATTCTTTCTGACTGGCATAATCTATTCTTCAAAATAATCGTTATCTATTCGTTTGATTTCGTATTGATGCTGCAATGTTACGCCGACATTATAGTCTATCATTAACTGTGATAATTGCATACCATCTATCAACACTATTTTCATTTCACTTTTAGGAATAAATCCGATGGCATCTTTGGTAAAAGAAGAGGTTGTTAAGAAAATACCCTTTTTTGCACCCTGCCCAACCAAAGCGCCTATGAATTTATGAATTTCAGGTCTTCCTACCACGTTGCCTGGTTGCCATCGCTTTGCCTGAATATAAATCACGTCCAAACCTAATTTATCTTCTTTAATTGTTCCGTCAATCCCTTCATCTCCACTTTTCCCTATTGCCCTTCCGGCATCCTGAATGGAACCTCCATATCCCATTTTGACGAGTAATTCCACTACCAAACGTTCAAAAAAGGCAGGGGATAAATTGAGTATCTTATCTAATATCTCTTGTGCCAAATCTTTACGAATACTTTGATAAGACGTTTCCAAAAGCTCTTCAGGTGTTTGAATGTTGATTGATTCGGATTGTATTGCTTCTATATCAATATTATTTGAGGATTCGTCTTTCTTGATATTTTGCCAATCCTGAAATGCAGGAAATTGTTTAAGGTAAGCAATATTTATTCCATTTGGATTTTGTTTCAATACATTTAATCCTGTTTCTGTTATTTTCAAATATCCACGTTTTGGAGTGTCGATTAAACCGGCTTTCTTCAGATAGGTTCGCGCCCAACCAACACGGCTGCCAAATACGAAAGTTTGACCGCTTGGCAAAAGTTCCTTTCTTTGTTCATCCGTTATGTTGAACTCCTTAGCCATTAAATCAACTATCACATCCAACTTATATTCTTTTCCGTCTTTTAACTGTCGCAATAACGGAAGCATTATCGTTTGAAAATCGGGTATCATAATTATTCAAAGTATTATTTCACAGCCATACAAAGCATTACCCTATAAACGCCGTAAATATCATCAAATGAAACATCGAACGGAGCGTAACGTGGGTCTGGATTGATTGATATACATCTAATATATCCTTCTCTTGCAGAAGGCTCAAGAATTTTAATGACTGTTCCATTGCATGTATCAAGAACATAAACTTTTCCCCAATCAATGAAAGCATTTTCATTAATTTTTTTGATTAATATCAATGAACCTGCTTGAAATTCAGGAGCCATACTATCTCCTGAAACAGTTATAGCCCAATCAGCTCCTTTTATAGGTGAAACAATTTTTTCACAATCACTCCCTTTTATAGAAACTACAAAATCATTCAACGAACCTGCCACAGCTGACAAAGGTAACAAGTGAACGTAATTAATATCTCTATCAAATTCATCTGTTTCATAGTCATTTTTTAACATTTCACCATTCCCTGTTTTTAACCAATCATAATTAATTTGAGGAAATCTGTTGACTATTTTTTCTAAAGTAGTCTTACTCGGGTTCCTTTTCTCATTAATTATTCTACCGATAGTAACGTTACTCGACATCCCTATTTCATCACTAAAACTGTTTTTGTTTAAGTTTAAGTATTTCATTAATTCAATAATTCTTTCGTATGCTTGCATTTGTTTGTAAATAGTTTGTATATTTTCTTTATTATCAATCAAATAGTATTTTTAACAATATTTAACGTAAAAATGTTTGTAAATAGTTTGCATATACACAAACAGTTTGTATCTTTGCACCATAAAACTGAACAAAAATTGTACAAATATAATCATTTAGAATAATAAAACAATGAGAGCGGAAGATTTTAACAATTTAGAAGTAACGGATCAGTACGGAGAAAAGGTTACTATTCTTGAGATTAACGGTAATACGGTAAAAGTTGTAAAAGTGATGAATAATCTCTATCATGCGACTAAACTATTCTATCAAGGAAAATCGATATATGATTGGTTGAATGAAACGGAAGAAAATAAATAATAATATTATGGAACAAATAGAAGAAAAACAAAAGACAGCCCTACAGATGGCTTATGACAGAATCCCAAAAGGAGACATACGGATTTTCCTTGACAGGATGAAAGAAATTTTGTGTGTAAAGTTTGATACTTCGGTGTATATGTATATGCGAGGAGAAAGGGAGCCAAAATTGACGGAAGCGATTGCCATTGAACGCCTGTTCAGCGAATATGGAATTTCAGTTAACTGGAATTGTAATGATTATGAATTACCAAAATGATTATTACCTATCCTATTATCCAATAAATTTAAACTGGAAGACAGCTATGAAACTGTACACGAAAAAAGAAGCAGCAGCGATACTTAGAATTAGCCAACCAACGCTTGACAGATATGTAGCAGATGGAAATATTGATTCTACAAAAATTGGTCGCAAGAGAATTTTTTTTGATTCTCATCTGGAAAAGTTTATAAAGAAAAATGAGGTTATAAATTATTAAAAAATATTAAAGTTTTAATTATTAAATAATTATGAAAGCAATTAATTATGCTGCAATTATCTTTTTCTCAATATTGGGAATAGTAGCGCTCGGCGGCGTTTTGTTTGCAAAAGCCTATTGGCATCTCGGAACGGCTTCAATGTGCGCTGTGATGGTATTAGTTTCCGTCTGGGACAACAGGCTGGAAAAGAATAAACGAATAAACGGAGAGTGATATGTGTGCCGTCTGTGATGAATTCAAACCGTGGGGATTCGCCGGCGCCTGCCCATGTTGCAGTAGCGAAGCCGAACCGGAAACAGTCGAATGCGAGTACTGCGATGGACTTGGTTTCTTCCCACAGTATGACGGCGATTACATCAAAGCAAAAAATTACCGGAAACTTCCCTATTACGAAAAACTAAAGGCAGATACAAGCGACGTATGCCTTGAATGCGGAGGCGCCGGTGAAATTGAAAAATAATTCTAACTATAAAAAACAATTTAACAATGGTCGATTTAGAAGTTCTTGCAAAAAATATACTTGGTATCAATTCATGCGATAAAAAACAGGAATGGAAAGATATACAAGGATTTGAGGGTTATTATCAAGTAAATAACTTCGGAATAATCCGCTCATTATCGAGAGAAGTAAAACATTCTAAAGGTGGTTATAAGGACGTACCCGGAAATGTAATGAAATTAACGCTTTCTAAAAGCGGATATTATACAATTTCATTAACAAAAGGTAATAATAAAAAATATTTACTTGTACACAGGTTAGTTGCGGCTGCATTTATCCCAAATATCGAAGAAAAATCGGAGGTGAATCACAAAAACGGTATAAAAACTGACAATCGAGTAGAAAACCTTGAATGGGTAACGGCTTCAGAAAATCAAAAGCACGCATTTACTACAGGATTGAATATCGGTAAATCAAATATGAAAGGAAAATTCGGAAAGGATAATCCAACTTCAAAAACGGTATTTCAATTTGATATGAATGGAAATATAATCGGAAAATATGACGGTACTATGGACGTCGAAAGAATGTTAGGTATTCCAAGTTCCAACATTGCAGGATGTGCGAGAGGTGTTAGACAAACAGCAGGCGGTTACGTCTGGAAATACAATAATTTATAAACAATCAAACAATTACAATCATGAGTGAAGAATTAGTAACAAAAGATTTTTTTGCAAGTCAATTGCCGGACTTGACAAAAGCGGAAGCGGCGCCTTTGGAATTAACAGGGGAATATTGGACACCTGAAAAAGAAGGTGAAGTTCGGAGAATGTTTTTTAAGGAAATACGTCAAGAATTGACAACCGACATGGCAAGCGGGTCGGATGTTGAATTGTCGGTGGCTTATTTTGTCCAAGTAATCAATGGCGATAAAAAAGTTATCCGGCAAGCGAGCAAACGGCTGACAGGAGTTCTGGAAACGCTTCGGGTTGAAACAGGTACTCCTTTGGAAATTACCTATCTTGGAAAGAAAAAGAATAAAACCAATTCTTTTTCATCGGACAGTTGGAGCATTAAACCGCTTTATCTCAAATCATAATGGAAGAATATAAAGATTTGAGTACGTTCACAGTAGGGGATGAACTTTCCATACCCATCGATTTGGACTATGATAAAAGTTCATACCCTAAGTTGGACGACATGCTCTCCTTCATCCGCATGAACAGCGATGAGCCTGCAACCGCCATTGATTTGGAAACGTTGAGCGTGAACGGCGTCTGTGTTAAGGACGAAATAAAGGAATATCTGAGCCATTCCGGCATTAGTTCGGCGGCGCTCAAAGAAGCGTTGAAAAGCCCGCTGGCATTTTTTGTTTACGAGCAAATGGTATTTCCGCCGAAAGAAGGGAAACATTTTGAACTCGGAACATTCGCCCACATGGCTTTTCTTGAGCCGGAACTGTTCGACAGGGTAGCCGTGGCGCCGGAAGGCGTATCGCTCGCTACAATAGACGGAGTTATCCGAATGATAAATTTCTATCAGCAGTTGAATGGAAGCCTGCCGTCTCAGTTCTGCGGAGAATGGAAAATGCCGGACCTGAAAGATTATCTGGAAAAGGAGAAATCCGAATGCAAGTATGAAATTATCGACCCTGAACACAAGATAATCATCGACGCTATGAAACAGCGATACTATACCTACGGCGGCGGAATTATTCCCAAACTGATGAAAGGAGCCGTGTCGGAAGTATCAATGTACGGAACGGATGAGTACGGACAAGCGGTAAAAATCCGTCCGGATGCCATAAACATTGCTGAGAACATCGGCGTAAATGCAATTATTTCCGTAAAAACAACACACGCCGAATCAATTGGAAAATTCACCTACGATTGCGCCCGATTGAAATATGAAGTTTCGGAAGGGTTTTACCAACAGGTGGCGAGCAGCGTAACCGGTAGAAACTTTTTTTGTACTTTGATGATAATACTCCAAACCGTTCCGCCTTATCAGCCTGCAGTGCTTTTTTGGAATAGCGAAAGTATAGAAGTAGGGAAATACAAAGCGAATATTGCAAAATCAATTATTGCAGAGTGTAGAGAAAAAAATATATACCCCGGATTTGATGCCAAATGTCCGGCTGGAAATTGCGGGATTTATGAGTTTGATTTACCGGACTGGGCAAAAAAGGAAGAGTACCCGACGGCGATAGAGGAATACGACGAATAAATTTTTGTAAAATATTTGTGAAATGAAAAAGAAAAGTATTATATTTGCAGTGTTCAAGACCAAGAACATCATTTTGATTTTAGGATGTGTGGCTGTTTTTATTGCTACATGTTCAGCGGTTAACGCTGCAATAATAGGCTATCAACTCCTTGCGGATTGCTGCACTTCTAAAGTCAGTGATTGTTCTTGGTCGAACATCGGGGAAGATAGCCTTTCCTGTTTTAAATACTTTAATTTTTCTTCGCAAATGACCAAGAACAAGAAAAATTACAGCGATGCGAATAATAGTAACATCGTAGTAACGTCTGCACACGAAACGTGCACAAAATTTATCTCTTTTATCAGTGAGCGTTATCCACAGCTAAACAAAATCAAATTCAAACTTAACAAGAAACGGAATTATCTTAGTATCCGTGCACGGTATAAGCGACGAGCCATCCATGCACAAGGTTTCAACATTGAGGAAACAATGAATTGTTTTATGCGCCATTTGGTTCGCAAATTATCACTCGAAAAGTATTATCCGACAGTGGAAGAAATGAAAGCACAAAAAGCGTTGGAACCGTTTTTTGTGAAATTTAATTGCAAACTAATTCAAAATATCATTTAGGATGGAAGAGATTTGGAAAGATATTGAGGGTTACGATGGTATATATCAAGTGTCGAATATCGGTAGAGTTAAATCAAAAAAATTGAGTAGTGAAAAAATACTTAAACAAAACTACTCAAAAATAGGATATTACAAAGTTGATTTTTCTATTAATGGAGTAAAGATAACAAAATTTGTACATCAAATAATAGCAAATGCTTTTATTCCTAATCCTGAAAATAAACCTGAAGTAAATCATAAAAACGGCATTAAAACGGATAATAGAGTCGAAAACCTTGAATGGGTAACATCGTCAGAGAATCGTTTACACGCTTTCAAAATTGGATTAAAAAAGCCAAATTTTGCAATGAAGGGAATATTAGGATATGATAACAAATTATCAAAAGTGGTTATTCAATATGATTTAATCGGAAAATATGTAAATGAATTTGGAGGAACACAAGAAGCGAGTAGAATAACAAAAGTAAAACAACCAAGTATATCAATGTGTGCAAATGGAAAAGTGAAATCTGCGGGCGGATATATTTGGAAATATAAACAATAAAAAAAGTTATGGAAAAAGAAATTAAATTCAGGTTGCCTGATGAGTTAAAATTTCCTCAATTTTTATTTGAGGATAAAAAAAGTTTAGATGCAATAAAAGAGGAACTTGCATCAGTTGGTTTCATTGCCTTACAGCAAAAAGACGTTATCGCTAACCGTGTTATGGATACGGAAGAAATCAGCGAGATACGTGCGGAATACGGCGACATAGCCGAAACGGATTTACCGTCTCTGTATGAAGAAATGGGCGCTTTGGAAGCCAAATACAAAGCCGATAAAAAGACTTTGGAAGGTCAAATCAGCGCGTTGAATACGAAATTCAAAGACTTGGTCAGCTTTGCCAAACGCGGCATACGTGACTATAATCTGGATTACGAAAAGACATTCTGTATCTCTGTGATGAAACATTATCTGTTTTACACATGGGTGAACGGACGCTTTGAACTCGCCATGGTTCAGGAAATACCGAATCATAAAGGATTGGATATTTTCAATTCGATTGAGAAAAACAAAGAAGTGTTTGAATCGCTTGGATACACGCTGCCGGAAATAAAAATCGAAGACAGCCGGACAAACCTTCGCCGGTTCAGTAAAGACGAATCGCTGTATGAAGTTTGGGAAGAAAACGGAATCATCAATGTGAGAATCTACAGGAAAGAGGATATTGAAGATGAATCTACCGGCGACATTGTAGAAATCAACCGTACCGAAATTGGAAAATATGCGCGTGAAAATTATCCGTACAAAGACATAGACCCGTATTTCAATGAGCAGACTGAAACATCGGAAGGGGAGACCGACGAAATACCGGAAGAACCTGAAGAATAATCCCTATTGGGAAGAGGTCAAGCGTATGGTGAGAATACGCGACGGACACCGATGCCGGAAATGCGGAAAAACCTGCGATTTGGAAGTTCATCATAAAGTTTACAGTGTGAATGGAATTTCAATCGTTGGGAGCGAAAAGGAACATTTGGATTGTTTGGTACTGCTCTGTTCGGATTGTCACGAAAAAGAACATACAAAAGGTAAATTACAATAGTCCGAAGCGTCGGGCAAAAAGATTGTTAGGTTAAACAGTATGATGATTCATGGCTTATCTGGTTCGTGAGAATAGGGTAAGCAAAAAGGGGCGATAGCAGTAGTGGTAACGGCTTAATTTGAAATAATAATTAAGATTCGCGAGGTTCGATTCCCGCTCGCTCCACAAACATAACAAAATACCTATGATTGAAATCCAACGAGTACGGGAGGTGTCGGAGGCTGTGAGTGCAGGTAAACAGCCGGTATCTTCGATTAGGAGTGGCGTCCGAAAGATTAGAAACGTTAAGCTGCATCGGGAAAGTTGGACATTGGGAAACCAATGATAGAGGATGCCGAAGCGTCCGGCGGTAATTTCGCCGCCGGACATTTTAAGAGAGAAAATATGTAAAATATAATTATATGAAAGATAAACAAGGATTTGATTTTGGAGATTATGTATTAATAGAGCAGAAAAGATATGGAGTGCCAAATGAGATGTATCTACATAAAGTTATAGGACAATTAGAATCAAATTGTTATGTAGATGTTCCGGTACAATCTCCTGCGACAGAAACTATACATGACAAAATAGTTCCTGTTGTATCATGTGTTTGCTGCGGAGTTTGCGAGAAAGATATTTTAAGATATAGAACCGATAATGTAAAATCAAATGAAAGCTAAAGAAAAATATCTCGAATTTCTTCAATCCAAGATGGCAATCAGCCTGCAATCCGGATTTGATGTTTCGACAGAGGAAATAAATAAATTTTAAAAAAATATTTTGAGATGAAAAATAAAGTATTTACATTTGCAGCGTTCACGACAAGAACAATTTTTAAGGCTATTGTATGCGTGGTTATTTTTATTGCCACAAATACAGCTTTATATGCTGTAAATAATAGGCTACCAAACTTCGATGGTTGCTGCGCTGCAAAGCCGGTGATTGTTCTTGTCGGAACGGAGAAAGGTAGCCTTTCTTCATTCAGATACTTTAATTTTTCATTCATGACAAGAACAATGAAAGATTACGGTACAGTGAATAATAGTATCTGTACGGTAACGCCCGCCGGAGCGAAATCCGAGCCTGAACAATTCTTCACGCAGCGCAATGTAAAGCTATTCAAGAATCTTTTGAAAGATGCCGAAAGCTATTCGTATTACTTAAAATCCTTGTGGGTATTTCGTGATTTATTGGAAAAGAAATGGTATAGTGAAGGTGAACTTACCTCAAATCCTATTTTTCCTCTCTTAGAAACTATAAATGATTTGATAGGATGCTTATATGTTGACGGTATTTTCTTTGATAATAAAGGAGATGCTTACAGGTATAATGGGAACAGAATTGAATACTTAACGAAAAATTTATAATCATGGAAGAGATTTGGAAAGATATTGATGATTATTTTGGGATATACCAAGTATCTTCTCATGGACGTATAAAATCTTTGGGAAGATTGGTAAAGGGACCGTCTCATATTGGTGGCGAATTATATATCAAGGGAAAATTATTAAAGCAAGTAAAACGAAAAGATGGGTATTGCGGAATAAATTTACATAGAGAAACCGTACAAAATAATTTTCTTGTACATAGAATTGTAGCAAACGCTTTTATACCTAATACTGAAAACAAGCCCGAAGTGAATCATAAAAACGGAATTAAAACGGATAATCGGGTCGAAAATTTGGAATGGGTAACAACATCGGAGAATTTAATCCACGCTCATAAAATAGGAATAAAACATCCAAATAAAAATTTATTAGGGAAAAAAGGATGTGAACACCCCACTTCAAAAATTGTGATAAAATATGATTTATCGGGTAATTTTCTGGAAGAGTTTCAATCAACACATGAGGCAAGCAGATTGACAGGAATAAACAGAGGCAGTATATGCCAATGTTCAAGAGGAGAATATAATTCAGCCGGAGGATATAAATGGAAGTACAAATAAATATGCTAATTAACGACCATTTTCAGAATTACAAATCTTACGGAATACCGAAGGCGCAACTGGTGATTGCAGATATTCCGTTTAACATAGGAAAAAATGCCTATGGAAGTAATCCTGCATGGTACATCAATGGTGATAATTCCAATGGTGAAAGTGAATTGGCAGGAAAAGAATTTTTTGATACAGATAAGGATTTCCGTATTTCCGAGTTTCTTCATTTTTGTTCAAAGATGCTTGTAAAAGAGCCGAAAGAAACAGGNAAAGCGCCTTGTATGATTGTGTTTTGCGAATTTGANCANCAATTTGAACTCATACANAAAGCAAAAGAATATGGACTTAACAACTATATAAATCTTGTTTTCAGAAAAAACTTCTCTGCTCAGGTTCTAAAAGCAAATATGCGAATAGTTGGAAACTGTGAATATGGTTTATTGCTATACCGTGACAAATTGCCAAAATTTAACAACGATGGGCAAATGATTTTCAACTGTATTGAGTATCGCAGGGACACAGAAACGCCAAAAGTGCATCCTACGCAAAAGCCAGTACAATTATTGCGCCGACTGATTCAGATATTTACTGACAAAGGCGATGTTGTAATTGATCCGGTTGCCGGAAGCGGAACTACTTTATTAGCGGCTGAGCAATGCGGACGCAAAGCATACGGATTTGAGATAAAGAAGAATTTTTACAAAGAGGCTCAGGAAAAAATATTAACAAATATACAAGCGGTTATTAATTTTTAAAAGATATGAATAGCAAAGAATGTGAAAAACTTGGGTGCCTTGCTTGCTGCAAGTGGTATAAAAACGGAAAGTGTAATCACCCTGATAGAAAAAGCGCCGGCGTATTGTCGCCAACATTATTTGATTTAATGGAAATGGAGGTAGAAGCATGAAAGCAGTGTACATATCAGTTCCGATAACCGGAAGAAAAATAGAGGATGTTAGTAAGCATATTTCATTTGTTATTGATGCGTATTTGAAAAAATATGAAATAATTAATCCTCTAAAAATATTTGATGTATTAAAAAGAGAGGTGAATGAAATTCCAAGTTATGCAAAAATAATAGGATTTGACATCATGTTTTTGATTGAACAATCAGAAGCCGTCTTTTTCTGTCGTGGCTGGCACGAAAGCAAAGGATGTCAATTGGAGTTTGCAGCGGCGAAGATTTATGGGAAAGAGATAATGTTTGAATAGATATGGATAATTTAAGTATTAATAGCTCTAATAACTTGCCGTATATCAATATAGTATTTATCTTAGCGGAAAGTTAAACAAATGAAAACAATCGTAACATTCAGCGGTGGAAAAGACAGTCTTGCGGCGCTTCTTTGGATTCGGAATAATTTCACAAAGAATTTCACTACTATATTTTGTGATACAGGATGGGAAAGTCCTATAACATACCGGTATATTAATGAAATATCCGACAAATTAAATCTTGACCTTGTTGTTTTGAAGTCAAAAAAATATGACGGATTAATCGATTTGGCAAAGAAAAAAGGTCGCTTCCCATCTTCACAACACCGTTTTTGCACTTCCGAATTAAAATCTATTCCTACGATTGATTATTTGCTTGACGTTGTTAATGATGACTTTATTGTAATACAAGGCA